AATAACGAATATGCAAAGAATTAAAGAATATACCAAACGCGGAGTGCTTTATATAGGCTATAACTGCAACGCCCGCTGTATTCATTGTTATTTCAGACATAAAAAATGGGACTGGCGCCAAGTTGAAGATGTAAAAGGAGAAGCTCTTGGACTGCGTGAAATATACGGCCTCGAGTATGTCGATATAACTGGAGGCGAACCAACGGTATATCCGGATATAGAAGAATTAATCGAATATTGCGCGTCTATCGGCTTAATGCCATCGATTATCACGAACGGTTTTGAGCTTGCCGGTAAAATCAAAACGCTTAAATCTGCCGGCCTTCGCGATTGTCTTATCAGCGTTCATGCCGTTAAAGAGAGCGCAAAGGAAATTTACGGAGTTGATAATGTCTGGCCCCGGCTGATCGACGGCATTACGGCTGCGCGGGAATATTTCGGCTTTTGGCGTTCGAATACCTGCGTTCTTACCCAGAATTATAAGCATTTAAAGAACATCGCCTGTTTTCTGGCAGAAAACGATGTCCGGATTGCGAATTTCATAGCCTTTAATCCTTACCACGAATGGAAAGAAAAAAATAAGATAAATTGCCAGATTCCTCATCTTTTCTCATCGCCGTACCTGATTTATGCCATAAATGTCCTGGAAAAAAGTAACATTGAAGTCAATGTCCGGTATTTCCCGTTTTGCGTAATTGAAGGCTATGAAAAAAATATAGTGAACTGGCGGCAACTTCCTTATGACCGATATGAATGGGATTTACGGTCCTGGCTTATGCCCTGGTATAACTGGCCGGAGAATATGTCTATAAAAGAAATGGCCGAAATCGTAAGCCGTAAAGAAGGAAGAAAAGGAGAGGCATGTTCTCAGTGCGCGCTTACTAATCGGTGTGACGGATTTTCCCGTCAATACATGGAAAATATTACGGACGTGGAAGCTTCGCCTTATGAGCAGGATTTTATTTACCGGCATAAGCGAAATAATTTTATAGTGATTGCGTATTATACGATAGGCACAAAATACGAACGATGGGTCAAACGCCTGGAGGAATCCTTAAACCGGTTCAATATCGATTATGAGATTGAAGGAATAGACAATCTGGGATCCTGGCAGAAAAATACTCACCATAAGCCTCATTTTATAAAAAAAATGCTTCAAAAACATGCCGGTGAATATTCCGGAGTGCTATATGTTGATGCCGATGCGGTAATTCATCGTTATCCGGCGCTTTTGCATATACTTGATTGCGATTTTGCCGTACATCATTTTACCGGGCATCAATTAGCCTCAGGTACTATGTATTTTAAAAATACCTCGCTTGTAATGCGGTTAATACAAATGTGGATAGATTACAACGCCGTTCATTCCGACAAATTGGATCAGCAGACCCTTCAGGACGTAATCAGAGAAAAAGCCTGGGACGGTATATTGAAAATTTACGAGCTGCCCGCGTCGTATTGTACAATCTTCGATTTGACAAAAGATATTAACAGACCGGTTATAGAGCATTTTCAGGGATCGCGCACGGCCAGAAAGGAGATAGCTTTGCATAAAGTCGAACAGAATAAATATTCCTGGCTTTGGGAAACAAGCTATAAACCTTCTGCGTGCGCTATTCCCTTGATTAAATTTATTAATACCTTACAACCCCAGGGAAAACTGCTTGAAATTGGCTGTGGGGATGGATCAACGATATTTGGCTTGCGTGAGCGAAATCTTGCGTGTGATGGTTTAGACATTACCCTAACCGGCTTAAAAGGATATTATGGCGGATTTATCGAAGCTTCGGTATGGAGTATGCCTCTTGAGGATAATTCTTATGATTTTACGTTTTCGACCGATACCCTTGAGCATATACCGCCGGATTGTGTTGAAGAAAGCATAAAAGAGATTTTAAGAGTTACAAAAAGAGAGACTTTTCATTGTATTGCCACATTTTCTGACCGCTCCTCTCATCCTACCGGAGAAGAGCTGCATTTGACGATACAGCCTATAGAATGGTGGCAGGAGCTTTTTAATAAATTAAATCATAAGAAAATCGTGTTTACTATCGTTTCGCGGAAAGAATTTTTATCAAAATGGGGGTAATAAAAAGGAGGAGATAATGGTCGAAACTATAAAGAATATAGGATTGGAGAATATCAAGCCGAGCCCTTTTAATCCAAGAAAACATTTTGACGAAGAAAAACTTAAGGAAATGGTAGCATCTATTAAAGAAAAGGGAATAATCAGCCCTATTCTTGTACGGAGTATTAATGGAAAATTTGAGCTTGTTTACGGAGAAAGACGTCTTAAGGCTGCTCGTATGGCTAAATTAGTTACTATTCCGGCGATAGTAAAGAATTTGACCGATATCCAGGTTTTAGAGTTGCAGGCCATTGAGAATTTGCAAAGAGACGATCTTAATTCTCTTGAAGAAGCCCGGGGATTCAAGGCTTTATTGGATAAGTGTAAATATACCCAGGCCAAACTTGCCGAGAAAGTCGGGAAAAGTCAAGGTTATATTGCCGCAAGATTAGCATTACTTGATTTACGTGAAGATTTTCAGAAAGACGTAAGCGAAGATTATTTTCTGCCCGGCCATGTTAAATATCTTATGGGATTAACCGGCTGTACTAAAATTCTTGATGCTATTAGGAAAGATATTAAAGAGAAAAAAGGGCAGCAATATACTGTCCGCGAATTTGAGAGCATGATTCACACTGTTACGGATAGAACTACTAAACCATTAGGAAAAAGTTCGAGCTGGAAATCTGGACCATTATTCAATACGACAAGTTGTGCAAAGTGCACATTTAAAAAAATGTATAAACCATATTATGGTGGTCAGGAAGCGCGTTGCTATAATCCTTCATGTTTTAACAAAAAACAGGCGGCAGCTCGCAAAGTGGAGAATGAACGGATTAAAAGCAAGGTTGAAAAAGGTCAGATAGTCCCCGAAGAAAATCTTAAGGGCGTTAAGGAATTAGGCAGCTATGAGTGTCATTTTGATAAAAAGACCTGTAGCCGATGTGATAAGCGGAAAGTCGCCCTGGTTAAAGAGCGATATGGCAATAAAAAAGTAAAAAAAGAAGTTTGCACTGATCCGGATTGCTTCAATAAAAAGAATAGAGAGCATCAGGAGGCACAGGAAAAGAAGAAAGAAACGGAATTCAAAAAACAAGTAGAGAAGATTAAAGCCAAAGCAGCCCGTGCGAAAATTGATCGTAATTTCTGGATATTATTAGTAGCAGAGAATATACATGGTGGTTACGGCTTCAACTTAGGCGAGAAAGACGAAGCCGTTATAATGGCTTACAATCTCGATAAAAAGAAATTACAAACCCGTAAAGCAGCCTTGGAATATTTCACGAGCAATAAAAAGCTCGATCTTGAAGAAATATTCCGCTTTATTACCTATTGGGATGAAGACTAAAAGAGCAAAATATATTATTACAGAATCAATGCATACAGAAATTAAGAAGATGTATCAGACTAAGACCGGGTCTGGTGAGGTTCGAACCCTTGCAGAGAAATGGGATATTCCCCGGTGGAAAATTTCTCGATATGCCATACAACAAGGATTTACTCCATTACAACATAAAGAACCAAATTGGTCGGAAGAGGAAATTAAGATATTAGAGCGCAACGTGCATCTTACCCCAGAGGTTATTCAAAGAAAACTAAAAGCTAAAGGATTTAAGCGGAGTGTTATTGGTATTGTACTTAAAAGAAAACGACTTCATTTGTTGCGTAGCCTTAATGGCCAAAGCGCAACTCAGCTGGCAATATGTTTTGGCGTAGATATACATTTTGTTACACGAGCAATTAAACTTGGAAAGTTGAAAGCATCAATGAGACATACAAAAAGGACAATAAGAAATGGAGGCGATATCTACTACATTAAGGATAAGCATATCCGAAATTATATTATAAATAATGTACATGAAATAGATTTCAGGAAGATAGATAAGTACTGGGTAGTAGATATTCTCGCAGGTAAGTATTTATCTTAATGAATAGATATATAAAAAATGGGTCCTTCCCAGGGGGGTAGGGGCCGAAGGTCGGGCGCGAGCGCGTGAGAAGTTTGCATTCCAAGATTTTTTTTGGGACTTCCTGTTCGGAAAATGAATAACCGGTAAATTGCAAAAAAGATTATTAAATAAGGTGAATTTATGGCGGGGATTAATTTAAAACCAGAAATAAAGAGCCTTTTGCTTAAAGATATACTTCCGGATGAAAAACATGCCAGGAATATAACGGATGAAGCGCTTGATGGCTTAAGAAAAAGTCTTGAAACGTTCGGCTACGTGGATTTGATTATCATCAATAAACGCAATATGCGGATTGTAGCGGGCCATCAGCGGTTCAAAGTTCTTACAGAAAATAACGTTAAAAGGGTGCCATGCGTAATAGTTGACGTAGACGATATGATGCAGCAGGCTATGAGCGTATCGCTTAATAATCAGCAGATCGCCGGATATTTTACAGCTGCCTTAATTCCGGTCCTTGAACAATTGCGACAGAGCATGCCGGATGAATATATCGATTTAAGGCTGCAGGAACTGCGGGAAGAGCTTAACGCGCTTGAGGCCGAAAGTTTAGGCGCCGGCAAGACACTTCCGGACGATATCCCGCCGGTCCCCAAGAAAGCAGTTACTAAAAAAGGCGATTTATGGGTTTTAAGGAAGCATAGACTTTTATGCGGCAATAGCAGGGATGAACAGGATGTGGCAAGACTTATGGACGGAGAAAAGGCGCGGCTGCTGGCCACAGATCCGCCATATATGGTTGATTATACTGGCTTGAACCGGCCAAATGAAGGTAAAGATTGGACAGGCATATATCATGAGATTGAAATCAAAGACGCGGACGCTTTTATGAGAGATTTTCTTTCTTTGGGGCTGAAGTATTCACATAAAAGTGTACCGATATATATCTGGCATGCGGACAGAAGAGTACAGATGATCGAAGAAATAATAAAAGAACTTGATATTCTTTGGCACCAGACAATCGTATGGGTTAAACCGGCAATTGTTATGACGTTCGCGGTTTATCCTTGGAGGCATGAGCCATGTTTATTCGGGTGGCGGAAAGGAAGTAAGCCGTTTTTCAGGGTTTCACAGAAAAAAATAGGCTCTGTTTGGGTAGTAGGACTTATGCGTTCGGGGGATCCGGAAAGCCCGGAGTATTATTCAGATATCTGGGAGCTGGACTGGCAGGGAAAGCAGCGGCCGCCGGATATCGGGCATCCTACGGTAAAGCCGACGGAGATATTTGCTATACCGATGAGAGTACATACACGGCCCGGGGATATCTGTTATGAGCCGTTTTCGGGATCGGGCTCGCAGATAATCGCGGCTGAGAGGCTTAATCGCAGATGTTTTGCCATGGAGCTTGAGCCGGTATTTGTGGATGTGGCGGTCAGGCGGTGGGAAGAATTTACCGGCAATAAAGCTGAATTATGTCAAAAAAAATTATAATTTTGTTAATTTATCGATTCTTTATACTTTTTTGTTTCATATATTTGGCAATTTTTATAGTAAGAATAGAAAATGCAGGCAAAAAAAGACAAAAATAGATTATTTCACGGGAAATAATGAATATTACCCATAGACAATTAATAGAAGCAGGAAGACTTTGGCTTATTAGTGCAAAATCATGTAATCCTGTATTCATAGAAAGAACTTCTTCTAATATTCACGAAGTTCCTGATGTCATAGGATGGACAGCCCAGGATTGTATTGTTATTGAATGTAAGATTTCAAGAGCCGATTTTATAAGAGATTTGCAAAAACCTCATAGACGAAAAGATGGTCTTGGTAATTTACGGTATTATCTATTGCCAAATGGATTAGCTGAAAAAATAAAACCTGAAAATGGTTGGGGTTTATTGGTGTTTAGAGATTCTTGTAGCATAGCTGAACAAGTAAGATTTTGTAATAGTGATAATTTTTCAAGAAATTATAAAGCAGAAGTTCTATTTTTGAGATCAAGAATTTTTGAAATACAAAGATTTGGGCAATAAGGGGGAGGCATGAAAAAACAAATGAGGATGCTGGATGAGGGAATGGCGCTTTTGGATGAGCTGGCGGATAAATATATCGAGGCCGGGGCCCAGGTAAAGGCCCTCCAGAAGGTGCGGGATGATAGGGAAACAGAACTCATTGACGTTATGCGCGAGAAAAAGCTTAATCATTTTAGACACGGCAAGATAAAGGTATCGATTCAGCACCTTGAGGCCAGGGATAAGATAAGAATTGACAGAGGGAAAGAAAACGAATAAAGAAAGGGGGTGAGGAAATGAAACAAGTTGGCGATCCGATTGTTTATGTAGATCCTAAGGGTGTAAAGCATAATGCATTGGTGACAGCGGTTTGGGATAAGCAGTGCATCAATCTGATTTATGTTTCCGGAGATCCGCAAAGAGAAGATTCCTATGGCCGGCAAATTGAACGAGAAACATCTATAGTACATGCGATAATTCAGACCGCACCTGGAAATTACTGGGAATAAAAAAAACTCGCAGAAGTCTAAACCGAGCAGGAATGGATATATGCGAGCAAATTAAAAATATGTGTCCTGATTGTTTAACTATATTGGAAAATTTTAATAATCAAGAAGGCGGTTATTGTCCAAAGTGCGATATCTGGTGGCCGCCGGATATAATAAGAGAATTTATCGAAGAGAATGAATAGAACGAAGATTGAGTGGACTGATTATACTTGGAATCCTATAACCGGTTGCAAGAGAAATTGCCCGTATTGTTATGTTAAAAGAATCAAGGGATACGATAGGATGCCTACTTTCCATCCGCAACGATTAGATCAACCTTATCATAAGAAAATTTCCTCTAAGATATTTGTATGCAGTACAGCTGATCTATTTGGAGAATGGGTACCCGATAAATGGATTCAAGAAGTCTTGACCGTGATCAAGAGAGCCCATTGGCATACATTCCAATTCTTAACCAAAAGTCCCCTGCGATATACGGATTATGATTTTCCAGATAACTGTTGGATTGGTATTACTCATACAGGATATACGCCGGAGGGCTATTATTATGATGGCCTGATGGATTCAAAAGTGATAATTGCGTTCGAAGGAAAGAAAAATACTTTTTTGAGCTGTGAGCCTTTATTGGGAGGTTCCATTTCTATTCCTTCAAATTGCAGGTGGGTTATCATCGGAGCGATGACCGGCGAATTCAGAGACAAATATAATCTGAATAATAAGTGGATATCGGATATCGTAAAGCAAACAGACAAATTAAGAATACCTGTTTTTATGAAAAATAATCTTAGACCTTATTGGGAAGGAGAATGGAGGCAAGAATTTCCTAATGAGGAATAGTGTGGCGAGGAAGATAAGGCGGGAAGTCAAGAAGCAGATACCGGAATATTTAAAATATATCGTGAAGCATACAAGGTGGTATGACCGGATTGTTATCGGGTTTAGGATCATGCTGGGTAAAATCTGAAAGGAGGGGTATGAATAATTTAGGGCTTAAACAGAAAATCAAGAACTTTTACGACATCCAGGCAGCGAGGATAGCAGCAGCGGGACGTATCCCCAAAAAAGGGATGAAAGTCATACTTTCCGATGACGACATAAAGCATTTACAGTATACGGCTGAGAAACTCAAGAATGCGGAGGGGTTTGTGCTTGCCCAGATTGAGAAAGATTTGGAATATTTTACAATCTGGACGAACTTTTTAAAAGACATCAGAGGTTGCGGACCGACGATGGCGAGCATTATTATTTCAGAGTTTGACATCCGGAAAGCCGATACAGTATCAAAGATGTGGGCATATGCCGGTTTGGCGATGCAAAGTAAATGGCTTGTGATATATAGGCAATCAAAAAAAGGCAAGCCGACAGAAAAGACAGTTTGGGCAACATCCAGGAATAACGCCGCGGCGGTTATTCCTATGCCAAGGAATGGCAAAGAAACGCGGCCTATTATTGACAGCATTGTACCGGTTGACGGCACATGGGAAAGACAAAAAAGACGGCCAGGCCAATATCCAGGCTATAATCAATTTCTCAAAACAAAATTAATCGGGGTATTGGGGTCGTGCTTTTTAAAAAGCAGCAGTCCTTACAGGGAATTTTACGACAATTACAAAAACCGGAAAACATCACAGAACTGGGGAGGCTATGAGGATAAAAAAACGGGAAAATTAAAGAGCATAGACGGCCACAGGCACAATGCAGCGACAAGGTATATGGTGAAGATGTTTTTGAAGGATTTATGGGTCAAGTGGAGAGAATTGGAAGGTCTTGAAGTCAGGCCGGCTTATCAAGAAGAATATTTAGCGCACACGTATTAATGCCACTGGCGATCAGAAGACCATGGGTTTTTAGCGAGCCATAGTAAAATAGAAAACCACGAATTTTTAGCGAGCCATTGGATGATAGAAAACCAGTGTTCCATAGCGAGCCATGTTATCTTAGTAAGCCAAGTATAGATAGCGAGCCATTGTATACCAGAAAACCAAGTGTGAATAGCGAACCATGTTGTCATAGAAAACCAAGTGTGAATAGTGAGCCATGTCCATATAGAAAACCATGGTTTTTTAGCGAGCCATTGGATGATAGAAAACCAGTGTTCCGTAGCGAGCCATGTTATCTTAGTAAGCCAAGTATAGATAGCGAGCCATTTTGACATAGAAAACCAAGAAAGAATAGCGAGCCACATGTAATTAGAAAACCAAGTAGTGTTAGCGGGCCAATATAAAGAGATGAGATGAGGGTGAGGGGGCGGCCGGGACCGCTTAAGGTTTAACGGCCCGACTCACATGGTTACAGCATGTGAGCTTTATGCGACCGCCGCGGCGAATCTATATATATTTTACCGAAGGCGGTTTTAATGTCAATATGCAGACCATGTGGGCGTTATGGAAGATAATACCGCAAATGCGCCAAGCATTGTTGAAGTGGCAAAGAAAAAGCGCCATATATATCTGCTTTCCAAAATCCAATCAGGAAAGAATCTCACCAGAGCGGAATTAAAAGAGCTTAAAAATTTCGAGCACGACAAAATGCCGGAAGGCTGCGTGGACAGCCAGGTCAAGGTGGCCAGGCTGTTTGCGGTCAGCGAAAGAACCGTCAATTACTGGATAAGGGAAGGCATGCCGGTCAATAACGACGGCACGTACAATATCGCGGCTATCCAGGAGTGGCGTTACGCCTGGCTTAACCGAAAAAAAAAGAAAGATTCAAAGAAGATAGATTGGGATGAGGAGCTGAAACGCCGGCGGGCCCTTAAAGTGGAGTTGGAAATAAGGGCAATGCGCAAGGAGCTTATTCCCCGGAGGGAAGCGGAGCGGGAGATTTTAAGGGAATTTGGGGCTATTAAGCAGAGATTACTCGGCCTACCGAGAATTATTGCAGTGAGGATACGCGGGCTTACTACCCGGGGGGCAGAGCATATGATAAGAAGACTCATGGAAGAGGTGATTAATGATTTCTCTGGCGGAAAATTTGCTGCAAGAAAAAAATCAAAAGCAAAAAAGTAATTTCAATTGGCCGCAGCTGCGCAGGCTCATCTGGCAGCTTCCGGAGAAATACACGGTATCGCAGTGGTCTGATATTTATAGAGTACTGGATCAGCGGATATCAGCGGAGCCGGGACCCTGGCATACCGACAGAACGCCTTATCTGCGGGAGATTATGAATGCATTCGCGGATCCTTACGTGGAGGAGATAACGATTAAATCATCGACTCAAATAGGAAAGACGGAAAGCATACTCAATATGCTGGCTTATGCCATAGACCAGGATCCGGGACCGGCGCTGGTAGTCATGCCCAGGAAAGACGACGCCAAGATATTATCGAAGGACAGAGTTAAGCCGATGATAGAGCTGTCATCGGGCCTGTCGCAGCATTTTACCGGCGATGATGACGATATTACCCGTTTCGGCATGACGCTTGACAGGATGAATGTATATTTCGCCTGGGCGAACAGCCCGGCAGCCCTGGCTTCCAAGCCGATACGATATTTATTCCTGGATGAGACGAATAAATACCCGCCGTTTTCGGGAAAAGAGGCTGATCCCATAAAACTGGCCACAGAAAGAACGAAGACATTCTGGAATAAGAAAATCATTAAGGTATCCACGCCTACAATCGAAGACGGTTATATATCCAGAGAATACGAGCGCTCGGATAAGAGGAAATATTATGTGCCTTGCCCGTATTGCGGCCGGTTTCAGGAACTGATATTCAGCAGGGTTAAGTTTCCCAAGGAAGAGAGGGACCCTGAGGATATCCGCAGCGGTCGGCTGGCCTGGTATGAGTGCGTGGAATGCAAGAAGGCGATTCGCGACGAGGCTAAACTTAAAATGCTTTTAAAAGGAAAATGGGCGCCGGAGAGCTGTCATATAGATAAAGAAGGCAATATCAGGGGAAGACAGAGAAAGGCGGCTCATAGGGGATACTGGCTCAACGCGCTGTATTCGCCCTGGCTGGGATTTTCGGATATCGCCGCGGAATTCTTAAGCTGCCGGGAAGATATCGCGCTTCTGATGAATTTCGTGAACAGCTGGCTGGCTGAGGAATGGAAAGAGAAAATAGAGGAGCGCCGGCCGGAGAAGATGATTACGCTTATACGGGAATATCCCCGGGGCAAGGTGCCGGAGGGAGTAATCACGCTTACTGCCGGCATAGACGTGCAGGTGGATCATCTTTACTATACGGTGAGAGGCTGGGGAGTGGGATTCCAGTCATGGCAGATAGAATCGGATATCGTGGAGAACTGGGAGCAGCTTATTATGAGGATTTACAACCGGGAGTTTTTGTCGATGAACGATAAAATCGGCAACTTTTTCGTCAGGCTGGGATTCGTCGATTCAGGGCACAGGACATCGGAAGTATACGATACATGCAGGACCCTGCGGGATTTTCTGAAACCGACGAAAGGGTTCGATGATCTGCGGGGACAATTTTATAAGATAAAGCGGCTGGAGAAATATCCGGATGGCAAGCGGATGTTCGGAGGTCTGCTTTTATACGAACTGGACGTGAATATGTTTAAAGATAAGCTGGCCAGGCTTATGGATATAAATAATCCCAAGTGGTTTATGCATCTTAATCCCAGCGATGAATATATCAAGGAATTATGCGCAGAAGGGAAAATTACAAGGAAGGACAGGCGCGGAGCTCAGAGGGAAGTCTGGAAGAAACTATCAACGCATACCAAGAATAATTTCTGGGACGCAGAAGTGCTGGCCCTGGCTGCGGCTGAGGTCCTGGGGGTATATAGATTGACCGAAAATGACTTGCCGCAGCCAATACAGGAAGGGCCAGAGAGCCAGAAGCGGACAGAAGGCAGAAAACCATGGATTGACAGGGGAACAAAAGGCTGGATACAGCGTGGATAAGTGGATTAAAAGAGATAAGACAAGACGATGGCTTAACGGGCATGTTCCGGTTAAAAAGAACGAAACAGCTCAACCGGCAGCTTGTAACGTAGTTATTTTTAATCCTATAAAATGTCCGAAATGCGGCAGCAAGCGGACGAGATGTTATAAGACAGATCTTCCTGTCAGGTACCATGTATGTCTTAACTGCGGGAAGAAATTTAAGTCTTTAGAGAAGGAATAGACTTCTTGCCAATCTGTGGCATCAAATCCTTGCTTTTCTCTTGACAGCTATTTAGAATAAAAGTGTAAGAAAAATTTGGTAAAGCTTGGGGGACGCCCCAGAGCTTTGGAAAATACAGGCAACATAGGTGCCTATGTCACTTATGTTGCCTTTTTTATTTGGAGGTGAGTATGTACGGCAAGTGTAAGCCGAAGAAGCCTAAAAGATAACTAAAAAATAAATGAGCGTTCCTACAAATTCAGAACTTCTCGATCTTGTCAAGACCGCTATTCAAGCCCGCCTTAATGGAGGAGCAGTCGAATCTTATACCGTAAAAAACAGAAATCTGCGATATACCCCGTTGCCGGAGCTTTATAAATTAAAACAGGAATTGGAAAGAGCGGTGGCAACCGAAGGAGGAAGCAGCCGCACATATGCCAGTTTCGAGAGGCCGACATGAGGGAAGTAAGAAGACAGAAAAAAGGGTTTGCTGATAGTATAGGAAGTTTTCTTGACAGGGGAATCGGCGTATTTTCTCCCAGACTGGCATATAAAAGAATGGCTTACCGCGAGGCCATAAGAATAGTAGGTATGTCGTCTTATCGGGGGGCTGAAACCAACAGGCTGAGAAGCTCGTGGCTTCCGGGAGCAGGATCACCCGATAACGATTTATACAGAGAGCTCGCTCTTCTGCGCGAAAGAAGCAGGGATTTAAACCGGAACGACGGCACGGCTTCAGGGATAACAAATACGATTACCACAAACGTAATAGGTTCGGGTATAAGAGTCCAGTGTGCGATTAATCATGAAATTCTGGGAATATCGGAAGATGAGGCCCAGGTTTTCCAAAGAGAAGCGGAGCATTGCTGGGAAAGATGGATTCCTCATGCTTCGGCTGAAGAGCGTATGGATTTTTATGAGATACAGAGCTTAATTGACCGGCAGATCCTCGAGAACGGTGAAGTGTTAATTTTACCTCTTATGCTTGATGATCCTAAAAGACCTTATTCTTTGGCATTGGATGTAATCGAAGCCGACAGATTAAATACGCCGTCCGATAAAAGGGCGGATAAGAATATACGGATGGGGGTGAAAATCGGCGACCGCGGCCAGCCAATATCATATTTTATCAAAAAAACACATCCCGGAGATATGTATTTCAGAAAGGAATGGCGAACCGATGATTATACAGAATATCCCGCCAGGAATAATTCAGGCAGACCGAATGTAATACATCTGTATTTTATCCAGAGACCGGGCCAGACAAGAGGTATTCCCTTTTTCGCGCCGGTCCTGACATATTTCAAAGATATGGCCGACTACATGGAGGCGGAGCTTGTCGCGGCCAGGATAGCGGCTTGTTTTTCAATATTCGTCAAAAAAATGGATGCGGCCCAGGCTGCCATAAGCAATACAAGCCGGACGAATTCAGCCAGCCAGAGAATTCAGACAATGGAGCCGGGCACTATCGAATATCTGGCGCCCGGGGAAGATATCGTATCATTCAACCCTAACCGGCCGGGACAAACCTTTGATCCTTTTATAAACAGGATTTTAAGAGTGATTTCTTCCGCTCTGGGGCTTTCCTATGAAATCGTTTCCAAAGATTTCAGCAAATCCACTTATTCGAGCGCAAGGGCGGGATTACTGCAGGCGTATAAATATTTCAGGGTAAGACAGGATTGGCTTTCAAGGAAATTCAACCAGGTGATATGGTCGATGCTTATAGAAGAGGCGTACTTGCGCGGAGATTTAGACGTTCCCGATTTTTATGCACGGCATGATGACTGGTGCAGGGCAAAATCCATCTCTCCCGGATGGGAGTGGGTTGACCCGCTGGATGAAGTCAAGGCGGCCAAGCTCGCGATTGATTCGGGATTATCCACTTTGACGGATGAGGCGGCTGCCCGGGGAAAAGACATAGAGGAGATTATCGGAGCCAGGGTAAGAGAAGAAGTTTTAATCAAAAAAGCGGAAGAGAAAAAAAAATAAAAAAA